GTAAACCGCCGCCGCCAGCCGGTAGAGTCCCTGGATGCCGATCGTGGCATCACGCAGGAGCTCGAGGTTGATGCCGCTCCAGAACGCACCGTAGAAGTCCTGCCAGGCGCCAAAGATATTGGCGGACAGGGTCGAACCGGAGGTGCCCTTCGCAAGCGTCGCCGGCACGCTGTTGGTCTCGAACACCGGGAAGCCAGCGACGCGCATGGTCTCCGCGTCGTCGATGATCATCCGGCTGTCGGTCGGATTGGTGTCCGCCGGAGTGATCAGGCCGCGCTTGGTTTCGAACGCCTGGCCGACGGTCTGCGAGTTCGTCAGATAGCCGAGGCGACCGCGGAGGGCATTCTGCTTGGCGACGGCGGTGCGGAGGCGGGTCCAGTCGCGATAGACCTGCGTGGCGCCGTTGGCGTTGGTGCCGTTGGAGGTCGCGCCACCGGAGTAGACCACGCCGATGCCGGTCGTACCGAGGATTCCGGTGGGCTGGCTGTTGGAGCCGGCGCCGTTGATCCACATGTCCTGAACGAGGGCCGAAAGCTGGCTGTTCAGGTTGTTGCGGATGACGGTCTCGATCGCCGCCGAGCTCTGCATGAGCAGTTGCTCGGAGATGTCGATGTACGCGGGCAGCCGGTGCGGGCTGAGCGACAGCATCGCGGTCGTCGGAGACAGGCCGTCGGCGCTGGCGTTTTCCGCCTTGTGCGCGGGGTTGCTGGGCTTGAGATAGCGCGGGAGGTTGAGGTTGCCGCGCAGACCCTCGAGGATGGTGATGCCAGCGGCTTCCATCGCGAGGCCGTTGTAGAAGTCGTCGAGCAGGCCCATCGGGGTCGTCGCGACGGTCATGCCACCCTGGTCGCCGGTGGTGCTGGTCGTACCGGTGGCGGTCATGCTGCGGCGATCACGACGGAAGTCGCGGCCGGCACGGCGCTCGGAACGATCCTGGCGGCGAACCATCAGACGCGGGAGCGTGAGGGCGCCGCCGCCGGACACCTGCGCTTCGCGGCGCTCCTTGTCGCCTTCCTCGAACATCTCGGCCTCGACGCCATCAAGCGTGCTGGCCTGACCGCGGCTGACGCGGACCATGTGATTAAGGACCTTCGCGTAATCGAAGGTTCCGATATCGCGATTTTCGGTCTCGCTGAGTTCGGTGGGCTTGGCGACAGCGAGCGCGATGGCTTCGGCGGCGCGGGTCAGACGTTCGTCGAGGTCCGCGACTTCCTGCCGGCGATTGGGCAGACTGTCGCGCTCCTCCTTGGTAAGCGTCTCCTTGTTGAGAAGGGTCACGAGCTCCTTGGCCTTCGCGCCCCGCTTCTCGTTCAGTTCTTTCAGATCTTTTGCATTCATGCTTTGGTGATGAGGTCGAGCGGTGAAACGGGAGGGATGGTTAGAGCTTCGAGACTACGCCGCTCCCTGTCGGCTGCCTCGTTCGGCTGAGATTGTTCTCGGGTTTCGGAGAGTTTCTCCTTTGCCCGGGTCAAAAATTCGGGGTTCACCGTCGCGCCACTGGCGGTGACGAAGTCGATGAGCTGCTTCAGCGCTTCGCTGCTTTCAGCGAGTTGCGCGCGGGCGTATTCGGCGAGAGCGCCAGCGGCATTGCGCCGGAGGTAGTCATTCGCGCCGCAAAGCTCGCCCATCTCGTAACCGATCGACTCCAACGCGTAGGCGACGTCAGCGGTCATCGCCGCGTCGGAATAAGCGTAATCCTCATCGGTATAGAGGTAGTAGCCACGCCGGGACCGTTCAGGCACGCTGCTGCGCACGGAAACCGTCAGATCGGTGTCGAGGTACGCCGGCCAAGCAACGGGGTTGACCGCGAAAAGGCGGGCACGAGTGATGACTCGAATGTCGTCGCTCCCGCGCTTCTCCCAGCGCTCGGCGTCTTCGCCTTCGAGCGCGAACTCGAAGGACGTTCCACGGATGATTTTCTTTTCGACAAGATTCTGCAGGTCGCGACTGGCCTGGGTGTCAGGAAGCAGCGCCCGCCAACGCATCGACTTGTCGTCGGTGATGATCGTCAGATTTTCGCCGATGCGAGCAAACGCCGACAACGGATCGTCGGTGTGGCCGGCAAATCCCATGATGTCCTTGTCCTCCGCGATCGATCGCTTGAACGCATCGGCGGCGACCTGCTCGATGAACGGTTTGCCGCGGTTCAGACTGCGGTCGAAGATCTTGCCGCTGTCGGTATTGAAGGGGATTTCACCCTCGAGGGCGCCGATGAAACCCGCCGCCTTTTCAGCGTCGGTTACATGGCGAAACTGGATGTTTTGCCGCGCGCGAATTTCGCGTCTGTTTTTCATGATTTTCCTTTCGTGTCGGACTCGATTTTTTCTTCTTTGTCGGCAGCGTCCGCGGCTGCCTTGGCGGCTGTTGAGGGGGTGGTGCCGGCGACGACGAAATTCGCTGGCACGTAATGAAGGTCGCCGGGTACGTCCGGGATCTCCGGCATATGGAACTGGCGACGCACCTCATTCGCCGAGACCGCGCCGAGACCCCACAGGGTTTTGAGGTAGTTCGCCTGATCGCCGACGCTGCCACGCAGGAGTTCGGAGAAATCGAATTTGAAATACAGCTTCTGCCGGCGCTCGTCGGCGGTGAGTAGCGAGAAATTGAGTTCCTGCTCCCAATTGGTCGCCCACGGCTGGAGGGTGAACATCACGAACCCGCGGGTAAGCTGTTCGATGCCCGTACCCCAACTCGAAGTTTTCTCCGTGTCGCCGACCAGGACGAGCGGGATGCGGAACCAAGAAGCGATTTCTTCCTTCTCGAACTTCCGCGACAGCAAGAGTTCGGCATCCTGATTGGACCAACCAGCATTCTGCCACTCGACGCCGCCGAAAAGCACCGGCGTGCGGCCTGCGTTCTGCGCGCCGGCCTGCGTGCTCTGCCACATTTTCAGAAATTCCTTGGCTTTTTCCTCATTCCACTGCGGTGGCCCCTTGATAACCCCTGGCTGGCGGTTGCCGTTGTTGAACCCGCGGGCGGTAAACTCCTGCATGGACAACGAGAGTCCGAGAGATTCGCGCATGGCGCGGATAGGTGAGATGCCGAAAAATCCGTCGGTGGACAGGCCGCGCAGATGGAGGACGTCGTGCGGCAGGAGCTGGCGCCCCTTGTACCGATAGACGACCATACCGTCGAACTGCCCGCCCTCGATCGCCCGTGGCTGGACCTTGAACGGCAGCATCGGGACCAGCGCGACAACATCGTTATATCGGTCGCGAACGATCTCCGTGTAGCCATTGCCACCCAGGCAGAGGCAGGATTGCAGAAACGACCGCCAACGAAACGACGTCTGTCCGGCGTTTGGCGCCGCCGCGACAAGATCGTAAAGCGGGTGATCTGTCGCCGGTTCGCTGCCCTTCGCCGTCTCCCGCATGAGCCTGAGCGGAAAATTGCTCATGCTGCTGGCGAGGATGTTCACGCACGCCGCAAACGTCGCGACCGTCAGCGCCGAGTTTTCGTTTACGATCGCGCCGGTCTTCGCCTGGGTTCCGAACACCTGTAGAAGCCATTCGGCGGGCTCGGTGAACGTCGAGGACGACCGCTGCTCACGCGCAGGCGAACGCACCGCTCCGGCAGAGCGGGCTTCACAGTGTGCGAGGAGAGAGCGTTGCGCCACGAAACGAACCCATGGCGAAAACCGCAATCTAACAAGTATGAGCTATATCTTTCGCTCAGATTTCTGCGAAGACCACGCCAGCGCTTGCCAACCCCTGCCCCGCCAAAAGAAACGCCCGCCCCATCGCCATGATTAACGCAACAGCGCCATCGATTTTATTCTCCGGCCGCTCCTTCCGCGGGAAGATATTGTCCTTGCGATCGACCTGCGCGACGACGTTCGACAGACACCAAGTCGTGATCGGGTTTCCGTCGTGTATCAAACGACCAGCACGCATCAGCGCATCGACGTTCTTCATCGGCTCGCTGAGGTTCTGCACGATCTGCCGCAGCTCGTACGCCGGGGCGTTTTTTTCCCGGAGCTCGTTAATCATGAGCGTCGCCTGCCAGGGATCGAGCGGGATTTCCAGCATCTGGAAGCGCGAACAATCTTCGATGAGGTCATCTCGAAACCGTTGCAGGTCGACGATGTTTCCCGGTGTCGCCGTCAGCCAGCCCTCGGCGCGCCATTTCTGGTAATGCTGATTCTCCGGGAGGTTGACCACATCCTCCGGCGAGTAGTATCTGGCGAAGATCACGAATTTCGAATCGACAGGGAACACCTTCACCGCCGCGACAAGGTCGATTTTCGACGCCAGGTCCCCAGCTTCAACGCACCGCATGCCCGCGTAATTTTCGACTTTGATCGTCCTGTCCTCGCACCGCGACCAGAACTCGAGGTTGAAAAACGCCGTGCTGGCGCTGACCCAGAGATTCGCGTGCTTGGTCTTGAACGCGGTTTGGTTGCGGGCCTCGCGCAACGCGTTCGCCAAGTCGGCTATCACCGTCTCGACATTGACGGAGACACCCCAATTCGGATTCGCCTTCCGCAAACCCGCTTCCGTCGACCACTCGCTGTCTTTGTCGACGGTGTAGATCAGGACAAAACGTCGCTCGTCCTCGAACACGCGATCAAGGATTTTCTCGCCCTCGACCCATCGATCGCGCGCCGGTCCTGCGAGATTAAATCCGCCGGTCGAGATGACGAGGAGCAGCGGTTGCTCTCGCGCGCCCATGCCGGTTTTAAACGTGTCGAACTGCTCGGAGGTCTGGTGTTCGTGGTATTCGTCGATGATTGCGCAGTGTGGGGAGCTACCGTCACCGGGCTTGCCGATCACCGGCTCGAACTTCGACAATGCGCCGCCAGAGGAGAGCGTGAGATTACGGGCGTTCACCTCGATCCCGAGCTCGTTCTGCATCTTCGGCTCGGCGATACACATTTGCCGGGCAGGTCCGAACACCTCCCACGCCTGTTTTTCCGAGCCGGCGCCGCAGTAAACTTCCGCACCAGGCTCGTCGTCCTTGGCGAACATCCAGTGCCCCCACCCTGCGGCGAGCGTCGACTTCGCGTTTTTGCGCGCGACCCAGATATCCGTTTCCTTGAACCGGCGGAGACCGACCTTTCGCCCGCCGCGGACAACCCGCTCCGAGCCTTTGACCAGCCAGCCGAAGACCGCACAGGTGGCAAAGCACTGCCAGTCCTCGAGGCGGAGGCAGTTGGCTCCTGGGTTGAGCGGGTCCGGTCGCGCCCATTTGCCCTTCACGTGCGGTAGCATCTCCAGGAACCGGCACACCCGTTCGGCCTGCGCAGGGTCGAAGTAGAAACCGAACGTGTCAGTTTTCGCCCGCTCGAGGTCGTCGAGATGGCGCTGGCAGGCTTTTTTCACCCATTTCCCGGCGAGGACCGTGCCGTCAAGGACCTGTCGGCAGTACCTCAGCGCGGCGTCGACATGTGGGGTCGATGAAACGGGCGGCTTCGACGTCCGCGACGGCTTCGCGCGGCGAGGGATTTTCTTCGTCGCAGGCATCTTAGACGGCTGCCATCGACGCGGATTGATTCTCGGTATCGGGCTGTGCAGTTACCCTCGAACGCGACGCCGGCGTCATTCCGAACTCCGAAGCGAACGCTTTGATGACGAGCATCGCCTCGCGAGCGATCGTGACGGCAGGATGCTTTTTAAGTCCGCCGTCGGTCATTATCGTAATCCCGTCACGGAAGATTTCGGCCTCGGCCTTTCGAAGACGTGACACTGCCTGGCAGTACGCTCCGAGCGCTGTGGCCTCGACATAGGAGGTGACACCGGCTTGCTCGAGGTCTGGAACCACCCTGTTCCACTCCTCCGTTCCATAGGTGTCGAGGAAGTCGGGCGGTTCACCTATCCCCTTCCGCAGCTTGGGTTCCTTGGAGCGAGCACGCCCCCTCGACGGGTCCTTTTTAAAGGCTCCCGTGAACTGCAGAATCGCCGTTGGTTTTCTCGGTCGTGCCATAAACGTTCAAATTAAGCGGAAAAAAGAAAAAGGCTGGCAACACGGTCTCGGGTAGGGCGGTTTAGACTTTTTGGCCCCCTTATGGGGTCGTCGAGGCGGGTACAGGGGTGGCCTGCCCTGCGGTAGGGGAGGGGAGGGCGTTGCCGAACCCGCCGTCCTCGCTGGCGGTTTTCCGCGAGTGACAAGCTGCACACAGCGGTTGCCAGTTGAGTTCATCCCAGAACAGCGCGGGGTTGCCCCTGTGCGGAGTGATGTGGTCGGTGCACGTAGCGGGGGCGAAACAGGTTTGGCTGTGCCCGCAGCAGATGGGATTGCGCTGCAGGAACTGCCTGCTCTGCCTCGACCATTCCTTGGTGTAGCCACGCTGGTGGGCGCTCTGCTTCCGGTGGTCGACGCGCACGGCCTGTGCCCGATGGGCATGGCAGTAGCGGGCGGTGGTCAGGACGTGGCACCCAGGGTGCTGACAAGGTTGCGGCGGGCGGAGTGGCATGGGCGGGCAACGGTCTCGGGTGGGAAGGCGCAGGCGTGGTGGTGGACAGGGATTGATGTTATATGGCGGGTGGTGTCTGAACTCGGTCAAGAATGAGCTATATCCGCGCGGGCTCTGACAGAGGCGGAACTATTTTTGTAATCAACGGGGTTATCTGCCATGCTGGCGGATCTCGCCCGCGAGCTTGGTCTGCACGTCGCGCGGGAGTTTCGACCAGTCGCTGACCTCGTCCTGCTGGCCGGCGGCGAACCGGCTGTCAGGGTACGTGTGGTTCAGGTAGGACTTCCAGCCGTCGGGTTCGCGGATGGGTTGCAGCGGGGTCGCACCCGCCCCGCCCTGATATTGTCTGGCCTCAATGGCGTCGGGTTCGCGGATGCCCCGCCAGCCTTTGAAGATCGTGTGGCGGATGGCGGTGACCGCGCGACCGACCCCCATCAGCGAGAGCGCGCGGAGGGTTGCGATTTCCGTCTGCGACCCGGGTTTGACCGGATGGCGCATTTCACTGCGGTGTTTCAGCCAGTCGGCCCACGCTTGGGCGAACTCTGGGGTGTCCAGACCGGGTGAGAACGACGAAACCGGCGAAGCCGAGGCGCGAGGCGCGCCCTTATCTTCCGCCTCCGACTTCGTCTCCGCCTCCGTGCGCGGATGACTGACATGTGTCTGACATATGACGGTCATATGTCCGTCATCGTCTGGCGGCGGGAATTTGCTGTTCGCCGCGCGCATCCGCTGGTCGAACTTCCGGATTTCGAGGTATGGCTTCCCGTCGACGACGTAGCAGCGAAGCAACCCGGCTGTCTCGCACGCAGCGAGCTGGCGGGGGATGTCGGTGCTTCGAATGTCGTCCTTGAGAGGAAACAACAACGAACGCAGGAGGCTCGGGCTGGCGTGAAAACGACCGAAGTCGTCGGCGCGCAAGCACAGGCGGAGAAAGAACCGCTCGGCGGCGGCGTCAAGACTGTTGATCGGCTCGCTCTCGAGCCAGCCTTCGCGGATTACACGGTTGGGCATTGGAGTTCGAGTTTTGCCGCGGCTTCGCGCAGGGCGGCGATCGCGCCCCGGCGACTGGCGAGGCGGGCGGCAGACATCGCCTGGCCGATGGCCGTGCAGAGATCGGTGTCGATCGGCATCACGATCGCGGTTTTACGCCGAGCGAGGTTGAAGTGCACGGTGTGGCGGCGCAGGCCGAGCGCGGACGCCACCTGCTCCTCGGTCCATCCGGAGGCGCGGAGGGCTGGCATCAAATACGCCTGCTCGGCGGTTACAACACGACGCGGCATGGTTCAGCAGGTAAACTCCAGTTTCTCATGCAGCTCCGCGGCGATTTTCATCACCGTGTCGGTCATCTCGCGGTCGATCTGATCGGCCTTGGCCGGGAATATCTCCTTCAACTCCGCGGCTTGGCGTCGAACGGTCGCCACGTGAGAAACGGCGTCGAGCGCAGCCTGTTCGAGATCGTCACAAAAGATAGAGTTTTCGATAAACTCAGCAGCACGGTCGTGTCGTCGCTCGACCACGCACTTGAATAGCCATGCTGATATTTTTTGAACGGTCATTTTTCCGTATGAATCACGAGGTTGGCAGAAAGGTGGCAGACGCGGCGCTTCATTGCCGGGCGACACCCCCCATTTCGTTCAGCTAGGGTTTCGGGTTGCGCCGACGCCAAGCGGCACGGGCGGCGTTTGCATGGCACGAAGGGCCGGGAGTCTTGTCGGCGTGACGGATGCGCCATCCCTGACTCGTCAGCGTTGATCCCTGCCACTCGTAGAGATAAGATCCGGGATGCGATCCGAGATAGGCCAGGATCGCGGTGCAGGTTTTAAGCGTGTCGGAGGTCATTTTCGTTCGGCAGGGTTAGGCGCCGCCGAGGTTCAGGACCTCTTGGCCCATCCTCTTGGCGGCGATTTCGCAGTAGCGTTCCTCGAGTTCGATGCCGATGGCGCGGCGCCCGAGATCCTTAGCGGCGCG